CCAGGATTAACCTTGTTAGGTTTTGGAGAGAGGCGGTACTTTTGCCCGTCGGAACATTCCATAGCATACCTGCACAAAGCAGCATTAGCTATACATAAGAATGGAAAGGAAATAACAGATCCCATTAATTGACCCTCTTTTTGAGGTAGAAATCTTGGGGTTTCATATTTTCCCGTATTTTCATTAAACACCTGTAGCATAGGCCCAGGATTTGCTGCATTCGAATCATCGAAGTTTATGAAAATATGGCCAGTTAGTGCGGTTTTCACCATTTTACGAAGTTGTTGAAAGAAATTCACCGGAAGCTGTCCAAGCTCCTCAATTGGGAAAGATTCTTCCAATAAATCCATTAAACAGTCAGAAATGGTCTCACTAACCCAGCTATGTAGATTATCTGTAGAAGCTTTGTAATCACCCGAGACGATAATTTCGTCTTCATCCAAATCTTGAAATAGATTTGACACCATCTCAGTGGATATAGGTTTACCGATTAACTCAAAGATAGAATTATTCTTCAATACAGACCATAGGAAATGTTGAATTGGTTTGAGACAGAAGTATGTCAAGGGGGGTCCTTTGGAAATGACCCGTACCTTTAATGGTTCAGGCAGACCAACCGCCTGAACTAGAGGATCCTCATTCTGGGCATCTCTCCATACCTTCCAATACAATTCTTCATAACATTTTGAAACCTTAGTAGTTTCTATACTTGCTCCCATACATCTTTTTTTATGTCTTAAGATCGAGTCCCCGTCAAAACCAACTTCATCTAAGTCGCGTTCTTCACCCGGTTCAGGCTCGGTACCCCATTCCTTCAAGTTATTGAAGATGGCATAAGATTCGTCGAGGCGTTGTTGTTCAACTTCGCGAGCAGATCCTTTAAAATCCGCAAGTTTATGGAGTAAATCCACCTCTTCAAGATGTATATCAACTAAGGGTTTTTCAATATCCTTCAATGGGGTGAAGCTTGATAGCTTCATTTCAGGTTTCCAACCACCCATATCTATCAACTCACCAGTTTCTAGATCCTTCTCTTGATCTCTTAATAAATAACGATACCATAATGTAGAAACCGCTCCTCCATCAGCCATTTTAGCTAAAACATTAGCATGGGTAGATGGAAAGAAAGGCTCCACAATTGTTTTATAAGATAAACGTTTTTTGTAGAAAAGTTCCTTTGTAGTCCTAATAAGTTCCTCCTGAATCTTCTTTTTCGAAAGTTCATACGTGTTTGACGGTTCCTCGGGTTCATAGTATGAGCATAAGTTATCCATGCTCCCCGCTTCTCCGGAACGGAGCTCCCATTCATAGCCAACGGGCCTGAATGGACCTATCAAACAATCTTCTTCTTGTTTAGGTTCTGTTGTGAGTTGACGTACAGAGTCTCTAATTTGCCCTACAATTAGACAGTCATTAGCAACTGGTGCACCTTGTTTTATGAATAAAACTGAATGAACCAAGCTCTTAAAAATTTCTAGAGTCTTCGGTTTCAAAAGGCTTAACATCCAGTTATGGACATGTCGTGGAATTAAGACATCAGGTCTTCTTAACGCAAGGTCGAAGGTATTAAAATCCTCGACTTGAGCATCCACAGGCTCTGGGTACTTCGGGATATCTTGGTTTTCATAGTGCGCAAAAAAGGCACAGGCTTTCCATTTAAAAAGCTTAACCCAAGATCCCTCCCCATTTCTAGAGACATATTTTAGTACAGATATAGCAAATAGTAATTTTGTTTTGTAGTACATATACGCATAGGCCCTAGGCATTCGTAATTTATCAACGATGCCATTAGGTTTGTAGAATATCTCCGGATCGCAATTCTTTTTTGCGTTAATCCAGGGACCAAACTCGGGCTCTTGTAGGCCGTAAATATGCAAAAGTTCATAGATACGACGGATCATCTTGATCACCTTTTTATAATCCCTAATCTTGCAAACAGGCATGTTGACAACTAATTCATCAATCATGCTTGACGGGATCACATGTTCACGCATGAGATCTCTCAAGATTAACTCTGAGGATTCAACCTTTTTTACCATTTTTTGGTTTTTCGGTACTTGCAGGACGGTTTCATCTCCTGATTCAAGTAAGTCGAAGATTTCATAAAAATATTGATTTCGCCCAACACTTCGATCGTTGGGACGGATGGTTTCACTTTTTTCCTCCATGGAAGAAAGTTGGC